TGCAGCACAAGAATGTGATTGTGATTTTATAACCTCAGGTCAGACTGTAGTAGACGGTGTGATATTAGAGGAGTACAGAACCACTCAAATAAAAGACCCAATGGAAAAACGAGGTGTTGACTCAAACGTTTGGATATGGGAACCACCAAACTATACAAAAGATTATATAGTATGTGCTGACGTTAGTAGAGGTGATAGTTCAGACTACTCAGCATTTCACATATTAGATGTTGAGAGCTTAGAACAAGTAGGTGAATATAAAGGTAGATTATCAACACGAGACTATGGTAACTTGTTAGTCAACATTTCAATGGAGTACAATAATGCTTTACTTGTTATTGAGAATAATAACATTGGTTGGGCTACTATACAACAAGTAATCGATAGAGGTTACGAAAATTTATTTTATATGAGTAAAGATTTAAAAGTTGTTGATGTACATAGACAGATGAACAACAAAATAAATAGAGCAGAAAAACAATTAGTACCAGGGTTTACTTTAACTTCAAAAACACGACCTTTAGTTGTAGCTAAATTAGAAGAGTTTTTTAGAGAAAAATCAGTAAAAGTAAATTCACAACGATTAATTGACGAGTTGTTTGTATTTATATATAACGGGGGTAGAGCTGAAGCCATGTCTGGGTATAATGATGACTTAGTAATGTCATATGCTATGGGATTATGGATAAGAGAAACAGCTCTTAGACTAAGAAGTGAAGGTATAGAATTACAAAAGAAAGCTTTGACAAATATTACATCAAATCAAGGTGTTTATACACCTGACGATAATCAGAATGATTCTTGGTCTTGGGAAGTTAATAAAAAACAAGAATCACTAGACTGGTTATTAGGTTAAGAGAGGTAAAAAATGGCTGATACAAGTTTATTCAGTAGACTAAAACGATTATTCAGTACAAATGTAATTGTACGTAATGTGGGTGGTCGTCAACTACGAGTCTCAGATACAAGTAGGACTCAATCTATAGCTAAAACAAATCTTGTTGATAGATATCAAAAGATTTATATGGGTGCAGGGTTGAGTGGGTATTCTGATTCTATGTTAACAAAATCAATGAGATTAAATCTGTTTAAAGATTATGAACAAATGGATAGTGATGCTATTGTAGCATCAGCTCTTGATATTTATGCAGATGAGTCAACAATGAAATCAGAGTATGGTGATGTGTTGACTATCAAGACAGGCGACGAAAATATTAAACAAATATTACACAATTTATATTACGATATCGTGAATATTGAGTTTAATCTTTGGCCTTGGATTCGTAATATGTGTAAGTATGGTGATTTCTTTTTACAACTTAAAATTGATGAAAAATATGGTATTACTAATGTAATCCCCCTTTCTGTATATGACACATCAAGAATTGAAGGTCTTGACCCTGAGAACCCAGAATATGTTAAGTATTTGATTGAAACAACTACAGACCAACATAGATATAAAGCTCAAGATTCAGCTACTAAAACTGAGTTAGAAAACTATGAAGTAGCTCATTTCAGATTACTTTCAGATTCTAATTATTTACCATATGGTAAGTCACAAATTGAAGGTACTCGTAAGATTTGGAAACAATTATCTCTTATGGAAGATGCTATGATGATTCATAGAATTATGAGAGCACCAGAGAAAAGAGTATTTAAATTAGATATTGGTAATATCCCACCATCTGAAGTTGAAAACTTTATGCAAAAAACAATTAGTAAGATGAAGAGAGCACCAGTTGTTGATGAAAATACTGGTGACTACAATCTTAAATACAATATGCAAAACATAACAGAAGATTTCTTTTTACCAGTACGTGGTGGTGATAGTGGTACAAGTATCGATTCATTACCTGGTTTAACGTACGAAGCTACAGAAGACATTGAATATTTAAAAAACAAATTATTATCTTCACTCAGAATACCAAAAGCGTTTTTAGGATTTGAAGACCAAATTGGTTCTAAAGCTACATTAGCTGCAGAAGATGTTCGTTTTGCTAGAACTATTGAAAGAATACAAAGAATCACTATTAGTGAATTGACTAAGATAGGTATTGTTCATTTATTTGCACAAGGATATCAAGATTCTGATTTAATTAATTTTGAATTAGAATTGACAAGTCCTTCAACAATATACGAACAAGAAAAGATTGAACTCTGGAACAACAAAACATCATTAGCTGAGTCTATGTTACGAGATGGTTTACTTTCTACAGAGTGGATATATAAAAATATATTTGGTTTTACTGACAAAGAAATAAAAGACGAAGATGAAAAGATAGTGTTTGATTACAAACAGAAGTTTAGAAGACAACAAATAGAAAATGAAGGTAATGACCCTGCTAAATCAGGTGAAGCTCAAGGTACACCAGCTGATATGGCTATGGGTAGAACAGGTCACGAATTAGATGATAAAGGTGGAGCCCCAGAAGGTGGTTTTGAAGGAGCTGGTAGACCTGAAGAACCTAATAAATATGGTAAAGATAGTGGTGCACGTGGTAGAGACCCGTTAGGTGCTCACGATATGAAAAAAGGTGGTAGTGGTGCACCTAAATATGGTAAACCTCTTGCACTAGCTCACTATGATAAATTGAAAAAATCAATGAATTTAAATAAAAAAGATACTAGAATAATCACAGAAACATCTGAACTAACAGACGAGTATAACAAAGAGGTAAGTTCTTTGTCTGACGATAGTTAAAATGAGTAATTATTGAGTAACTTTATATTTATTTATGAATAAGTACAGATAAAATATTGGAGTATTTTGATGGCTCGTAAGTTAAAGCATTCTAAAATAAAGAATACAAGTATTCTTTTTGAAGTGTTAACAAGACAAATAACTGCAGACGTGTTAGAAGGTAAAGACACTAAAACAGTTAAAATTGTAAAAGAATTTTTTAATGAAAACACAGAATTAGGTAAAGAATTACAACTTTATCGTGTTTTATCAGAAAAAACATATAACTCAGCTGATAAAGCAGCTCAATTATTAGAAACAGTCATTAAATCAAGACAACGTCTAAGTAATTCTAAACTTCGTAATGAAAAGTATAATCTTATCAAACAGATTAAAGAGAATTATAACGTGACTGATTTTATGAATGTTCGTCTTCCTAATTACAAAATCTTAGCTTCTATCTATAATATATTTCAAGCAGAGACAACAACTGATACATTTAACCCAGAAGACGTTGTTAATTCTAAATTTACTGTACTTGAAAATATAGTCGGACAAAAGAAATCAGTTAAAAATGATAATTTCTTAAAAGAGTACAAAGAAAAAGACAAAGATTTACGTCTACTAGCTTATCAAATATTAGTTGATAAGTTCAATACTAAATACAAATCTTTAAATGAATCTCAAAAAGACTTATTAAAAAACTATATAAACAATATTTCTAATACGAATTCATTAAGAGAGTTTGTTGATGTTGAAGTAAGTAAGACAAAAAAAGAATTACAGAAACATCTAACACTTATTAGTGATAAGATAACTAAAATCAAACTATCAGAAGCAATCAAACAAATAGAAACTCTGAAAAAAGGTCAAGTGGTTACTGAAAAACAAGTTTTAAATTTAATGAGATACTACGAACTTGTAAAAGAGATTAAAAATGTCCACAAGTAGACAAATTGAACTATTGAGAAAAATAGTCAGAGAACTAATTCAACAAGAATTAGGTGAAGCGTCAATGACTGGTAACTTAGATGGTGGGGCAGGACCACCGAAAACACCATATGCATTTCAATCTAAACCGAAGTCAAGAAAAGACAAAGAAAAAGAAGATGATATGGAAAAGGCAACTGGTTACAAAAAAGTCAATGAAGGAAAATATCACGATTGGAGAAATGACGAATCAATGAGTCCAAAACAAAAAATTGGTAAGTCAGTTAGAGAAGTCAGACATGCTTTAGATTCTTTAGACAAAACAATAAAAATGAGTGTCCGTTTAAAAAATGAATTGATCGTTGACTCACGAGGCTATTGGAAAAATACACACAAAGCTCTACAAAAGATTTCAGAGAGATTAGTTAAATTAGCAACTAAAGTAGGAAGTTTAAAATAATGAAACAACTTATAGTCGATTACCTACCATTTCAGATTACACCTGAACAAATCAACGAATCCATTAAAGAAAATAATGGTAAACTAGTTGTTCGTGGTGTTCTACAAAGAGCAGAAGCTAAAAATCAAAATGGTAGAATATATCCTCGTGAAACTCTTATGAGAGAAGCGAAAAAATACGAAAAAGAATTTGTAAATGAAAAGAGAGCTATGGGTGAGTTAGACCATCCAGAAAGTTCTGT